GACTTAAGACGGCAAAGCACCTTAGAGTTTTGCGTCCAGAACATTGTATTGTCCACCTGGTAAGACTGACCAAGGACTGTACGGTGAAAGGTAAACTTTATCGCAAGGGGACACTGATGCGTGTTGATAGCAACACCCGTGCGATGACTTGGGAGGAAGGAAAATCAGATGCTATTCCTGAGAAAGTATTAGCAATCATCTATGATTGGGAAACTATGGATGAAGTAAAAGGGTGCTATAATTGTTTTGATTCTTCTGAGGCAACCGAAAAGAATCAACAGAAACTTTTTGGTATTATTACTGGCATGTATAACTACCAACCAAAATCTCAACGTCTTACACAAGGAATCATTTTGTCGGGACTGAACAAAGCCTGTCACTTTATGTATCCTGATCGTTGGAATCAGAGTTCTGTCAAAGCACAGAATCTTGAGGGTATGGTTGGTCCTTGGATTGCTGATGGAACTCTTCAAGCACTGGATGAAATCATGGCAGAGACAAACCCAAAGGGGTGGAATCAACCATTTATTGCGGCAGCACTGATGAGTCTCAAATATTATGGACCCAACGATCAAAAAGTTCGTGCTGCTTGGGAAGATATCATTGAAGAACGAGGCAACTTTAAAAACGTAAACAAGGATGGTGTCTCACACATCATCTATGAATGGATGAAAGGCAAGTTCTTTAAAGATGTTTCTATCTGCAAGGATACGAAGTGGGAGAACATGAATCGCACAGTTTCTTATATCCTTTATTGGATTGATAAGTATATGGAGGGTGAGGAACTTCAAAAAGTTGGTAATGGATGGGATGATGTTGCTGGTGAATATAAGGACAGAGTTTCTACCTCACAGATGCTCAATAATGTTCTTAGTGTTGTTTGATAAATATAATTGAATATCGTCGCCGCTGACGGAGGGGAAACTGGCAAAATCCAGTTGACTCCCCTCTTTTTTATTGCTAAAATAGAAACAAGGAATATTTAATTATGACAATCAAAGTCTTGTTAATGAAGTCTGGGGAAGATGTCATTGCTGACATCAAAGAAATGGTTTCCCCGGAAAAGCATGTTGTTGGATATTTTCTGACTAAACCATGCGTCATCAAAATGGCAAACACTGATAACATCACTGATGAAGAACTAGATTCAAAGTCTGAAAGAAAGACTGAATTTACAGTGAACATGTATCCGTGGATGCCAATCTCAAAAGAACCAACAATTCCAGTCGCTGCAGATTGGATTGTGACAATGGTCACCCCCATTGACAAAATCTATCAAATGTATAAAGAGGACATTCTAAAAAATGGACAAGAAAGTAATCAAAGTGATCGTGCTGACGAATCAACAGATGCTGGTCTCACAGATTGAGGAAGTAGGTGCTGAAATCGGAGAACCTGATTGCAAATTTTTAAACCCAATGGTAATTTGTGAGAGAAATACTCTCACTCCATGGTTGCTTGAGCAGACTCAGCAAGATGTCTTTATGATTAGTTCTGATAAGATTATCACTCTTGCAGACCCAATGCCAACATTGCTTGAAAAGTATATTGACCTGACTAAATGAGAGTCTTAAGCATTGACCTTGATTACATCATGGCTCCCACAGATCATATCTCTAGGGAGATAGCATTTTCTAATAACCCCATGGTTAGATGGGATGCTTTTTATAATACTTCAAAGTATAAAAAAGAAGATCTGTATTATGATGAAAACAAGTTAATCTTCTTACAAAATCTTTTTAGTGAGGCGATTAAGCATTGTGATAATATCAAGTTTGGATATGATCATGATTCTATTCTTTATCACATAGCAGATTACGATTCAATTGAACTAATTAACATTGATGAGCACGATGATGTTTTGATGTGTGATTATGACTTTGTTACTAGTGAGCGACGTTCACTTGAGCAAGAGGTTGATTATATGCTATACTATGATGCAGTCAATGAGGGAAATTGGATTGGATGGCTTAACGTAAAGAAGAAACTCAAGTCTCTTGTATGGATTGCGAACAAGTATTCTCTCATAGGAGGAAAGAAACAGTTTGTACAAGAATTTATTGATGATTATACGTATGTTGATGATGGTAGTTATCAAATAGATAATTACAAGTTTGATCACATCTTTGTTTGTTTATCGCCACAATACATTCCTACACAACATTGGAATGTAATCAACTGGTTCATTGAAACATATGAACAACATAGTGGCACTAAAGTTGATCCGAGTGATTGGGACAACAAAAAATTTGAAATTGAGTACCTCCATAGGAAAGTGACTGATGCGATTCTACACAAACGTGCAAATGATTGGAAACCAGTTCCTGGTTCGTGGAGTCGAAGACGGACGGAGATTTGAAACCAGGGATGAGTTCTTTCCAACTCTATTTGTAAAGTCGAAGAAGAAAACAAAATATAAAACCCTTACAGGTGATTATGTCGATGAGATTAGACCAGGCACTGTTAGGGATTGTCGTAACTTTTATCAGAAGTATGAGGACGTAGAAGGATTTGATATCTACGGCAATGATCGATATATCTATCAATACATCTCAAAGAAATACCCTGAGAATGAAATCAAGTTTGACATCAGTAAAATCAAACTAGTTACCCTTGACATTGAGACCACTGCTGAATATGGATTCCCTGATGTAGAGTCTGCACAGGAACAAATTATTGCAATCACCATCCAGGATTACACAACTAAACAGATTATCACTTGGGGTGTAAAACCTTTTGCTAACAAGCAAGGGAATGTGACTTATCATCACTGCCCTACTGAACATGAACTGCTTAGTCACTTCATCAACTACTGGATGCAAGATGTCCCTGATGTGGTGACTGGTTGGAACATTCAACTGTTCGATATCCCATACATCTGTAAGCGTCTCAACAGAGTGCTTGGGGAGAAGTTAATGAAGCGTTTCTCCAACTGGGGTCTGGTGACTGAAGGTGAAGTCGTAATCATGGGACGCACCCATCCCGTGTTTGATGTTGGTGGATTGACTCAACTTGATTACCTTGACTTGTATAAGAAGTTTACATACAAAGCACAGGAATCATATCGCCTTGACTACATAGCTGAGGTAGAACTTGGCCAGAAGAAACTAGATCACTCTGAGTTTGAAACCTTCAAAGATTTCTACACTAAGGGATGGCAGAAGTTTATCGAATACAACATCGTTGACGTGGAACTTGTTGACCGTTTGGAAGACAAGATGAAACTGATTGAACTTGCCTTGACAATGGCTTATGATGCTAAGGTAAACTATGCCGATGTTTTCTATCAAGTTCGTATGTGGGATAATATTATCTACAATGACTTGAAGAAAAGAGATATCGTCATTCCTCCTAGAAATAAGTCTCAAAAAAATGAGAAGTATGCAGGTGCTTATGTTAAGGAACCGATTCCAGGAAAGTATGATTGGGTTGCGTCTTTTGACCTTAACAGTCTCTATCCTCACCTTATTATGCAGTACAATATCTCACCAGAGACCCTACTGGAAGAACGACACCCAACGGCAACAGTTGACAAAATCCTTAATGAGGAAATAAATTTTGAATTGTATAAGGACAACGCAGTATGTGCTAACGGTGCAATGTTCCGCAAGGACATTCGTGGTTTCCTCCCTCAACTGATGGAGAGGATGTATGGTGATCGTGTGGTATTTAAGAAGAAAATGCTCGCTGCTAAGCAGCAGTATGAGAAGACTCCTACTAAGGCACTGGAGAAAGAGATTGCGCGATGCAACAATATTCAGATGGCTAAGAAGATTTCACTCAACTCTGCTTATGGTGCAATCGGTAATCAGTATTTTAGGTACTATAAACTGGCCAATGCGGAGGCGATTACGCTTTCTGGTCAAGTCTCTATCCGTTGGATTGAGAACAAAACGAATGAGTATCTAAATAATCTGTTGCAAACAAAAGACACGGATTATGTTATCGCATCAGATACTGATTCGATCTATATTAATTTCGGACCTCTTGTTGATAAATTTTTTGGTGCTAAGTCTAGCGACAAAGCAGCGATTGTTTCTATACTTGATAAGATCTGCCAAGAAAAATTGGAACCTTTTATTGAGGGTTCATATGAACAATTGGCATCGTATGTTAATGCATACGATCAGAAGATGCAAATGAAGAGGGAGAACATCGCTGACCGTGGTATTTGGACTGCGAAGAAAAGATACATCCTCAATGTGTGGGATAGTGAAGGGGTTCGTTATGAAGAACCTAAACTGAAGATGATGGGTATTGAGGCAGTCAAATCCTCAACACCTGCACCTTGCCGTCGTATGATTAAGGATGCATTGAAACTGATGATGAGTGGTACTGAAGAAGATGTGATTGACTTCATTGACAAGTCACGGGCAGAGTTTAAGAGTTTGCCCCCGGAGCAGATCTCCTTTCCTCGCTCTGTATCTAATGTTCAAAAATACAAGGGTTCTTCTGAAATCTATATTAAGGGAACTCCTATTCATGTTCGCGGTGCTCTTCTTTATAATTATTATCTCAAAGATAAAAAACTTACCAACAAATATTCTCTCATTCAAAATGGTGAGAAGATCAAGTTCTGTTATTTGAAGAAACCAAACATCTTACATGAGAATGTTATTTCGTTTATACAAGATTTTCCGACAGAACTTGGTCTTGACAAGTACGTTGACTATGACTTACAATTTGAAAAGTCCTTTGTCGAACCACTGAAAGCAATTCTTGATGCTATTGGTTGGAATGTCGAAAAAACTGTAAACCTGGAATTATTTTTCTCCTAATGGAACTACCTATTAACGACAAAGAACTTGGCACTATTATTAGTGCTATGCGTCTCGGGGGAGATGCTGCTCTTTATCAGAAACTGAAAAGGATTAAGGATATCCGTGACGCTAACCCAGGCGGACCTTACAAAAAAATTGCCCGTGCAGAATTTGGAATTGTTATTTAATGGATTTTTTAAAAGAGATTGTAAAAGAGATTGGAGATGACTACACCCAACTCGCATCAGACATCGACGACACAGAAACTTTCGTGGACACAGGTTCGTACATCTTTAACGGACTTTGTTCAGGTAGCATATTTGGTGGCGTATCTGGGAATAAGATTACTGCCATTGCTGGTGAGTCTTCTACTGGCAAGACTTTCTTTAGTCTCGCTGTGGTTAAGAATTTTTTGGATAGTAATCCTGGTAGTTACTGTTTGTACTTTGACACTGAAGCAGCAGTTAATAAATCTCTTCTTGCAAGTCGTGGTATCGACTTAGATCGATTGGTTGTTATCAATGTTGTTACGATCGAACAGTTTAGACAGAAGGCACTTCAGGCAGTAGATATATATTTAAAAAAACCTGAAGATGAGCGCAAACCTTGTATGTTTGTGTTAGACTCTTTAGGGATGCTTTCGACCGAGAAAGAGATCCGTGATGCTTTGGACGATAAACAAGTTCGAGACATGACTAAATCTCAACTCGTCAAAGGTGCGTTCCGTATGCTCACTCTCAAGTTGGGTCAGGCAAACATCCCACTAATCGTTACTAACCATACCTATGATGTTATCGGTTCTTATGTCCCTACAAAAGAAATGGGAGGAGGCAGCGGCCTCAAGTATGCAGCGTCTACGATCATCTATCTCAGCAAGAAAAAAGAAAAAGATGGAACAGAAGTGGTCGGCAATCTTATCAAAGCTAAGACTCACAAGTCGCGTTTGAGTAAGGAGAACAAAGATGTTACGGTGCGTCTTTATTACGATGAGCGTGGTCTTGATCGATATTATGGTCTTCTTGAACTCGGTGAGATTGGCGGACTTTGGAAGAACGTTGCCGGACGTTATGAAATAGATGGTAAGAAAGTCTATGCAAAAGCAATCCTTAAAGACCCAGAACAATACTTCACCCCAGAGGTGATGCAAAAACTAGACGAAATAGCAAAGGAGGAATTTAGCTATGGGTCGTAACACCCGACATAGCGTAGATAAAAGCAAAGAATTTATTGAATCTGGAATGACTTTAATCACAGATGTTGAAAGTGACAAGTACCTTAACAATGCAAAATATAAAAATTGTAAAGACAAATGTAAATGTCAAAAAGATAATTGATCAACTAAAGAAGTATCCATTGGACTGGGACCATCAGAAACATCTGAAGGATTCTCAGTCCTTAGTTGATAGAGGATTCTCTGACTTGCCAGTCAGTGCACTTCAACTTATAATGGGAGGTGTCCGTAATAAAGAAGACTTTGTTGGGGACTCGGAGATCAACGTAAAGACTCCTGCATATGCTCACCATAGTGAGATAAGAAAGATCATACGTAAGTATTTTAAAAACGCAGAGATTCATAGATGCGGTTTTCTTTCTTTACCTATTGGTGAGATTGTTGGTGCTCACATTGATGAGGGCACATATTATCTGACCAGGAATAGATATCACCTTTCTATTCTTGGCAGGTATCAATATTTTTGCGGTGGAGAGAGTGTTATTGTGGAACCAGGAACTATCTTGTGGTTCAATAATAAACTACCTCACGGCACAGTAAATCTGGGAGACGAGACCAGAATAACATTTGTATTTGACATACCACATGGACAAAGTTGAAATTCTAGTTCTGCGTAATCTTCTTTTCAATGAGGAGTATCTTCGTAAAGTAATCCCTTTTATCAAAGCAGATTACTATGAAGACCCTCATCAGAAAGTTGTGTTTGAAGAAATTCTAAACTTTGTTAATGAATATAATCAACCAACCACAAAAGAGGTTCTCTACATTGAGGTAGAGAAGCGACAGGACATAAATGATAATGCATTCAAAGAGATCACTAAGATTATTAGTTACCTTGAGGATGTGCCCAGTGATTATGAATGGTTGCTTAATACCACAGAAACCTGGTGCAAGGATCGTGCTATCTACTTAGCACTGATTGAATCCATTGCTCTTGCTGACGGAAAAGATGAAACGAAAGATCGTGGTGCTATCCCATCTATTCTTTCTGATGCGCTCGCGGTGTCTTTTGATACGCACATTGGTCACGATTATCTACAAGACTATGAAGAAAGATATGAGTCTTACCACCGTAAGGAAGATACAATCCCGTTTGATCTTGAGTTCTTTGATAAAATCACCAAGGGTGGGTTACCGAATAAGACTCTTAATATTGCGCTTGCTGGCACTGGCGTGGGTAAGTCTCTCTTTATGTGTCATTTTGCCTCTGCTGTTCTTCTTCAAGGCAAGAACGTTTTGTATATTACGTGTGAGATGTCTGAGGAAAAAATTGCGGAGAGGATTGATGCGAATCTTCTAAATGTTAATATACAAGAGATTACTGATCTTCCTAAACAGATGTTTGAGAGTAAGGTGACAAACCTTGCACAAAAGACTCAAGGAACTCTTATAATCAAAGAATATCCAACCGCCTCTGCACACAGTGGACACTTTAAGTCACTTCTCAATGAACTTGCACTTAAGAAGTCATTTAGACCTGATATTATTTTCATTGATTACCTTAATATATGTGCTTCCTCTAGGTATCGCGGAAACAGCTCTGTCAATTCATATAGCTATATTAAGGCTATTGCAGAAGAACTTAGAGGGTTGGCTGTTGAAGCAAAACTCCCTATCGTATCTGCCACGCAGACCACTCGTTCTGGTTATGGTAGCTCTGATGTTGAGCTTACTGATACTAGTGAGTCCTTTGGTCTCCCTGCTACTGCTGATCTTATGTTTGCCCTTATTTCTACTGAAGAACTTGAATCACTTGGACAGATTATGGTGAAGCAGTTGAAGAATCGATACAATGATCTCAATATGAATAAGAGATTTGTGGTTGGTGTTGATCGTGCAAAGATGCGTTTGTATGATTGTGAGCAGTCAGCACAACATGATATCCTTGACAGTGGTAAGGAAGAAGAGTATACTTATGAGGAAGAAAAACCAAAGAAATCATTTGAGGGGTTTAAATTTTAATGACTGTTGACACTGAAAAGTATCTTGAATTCGTAGAGGGAGTGACTAGTCCCCCGAGTTTGGATTATCCAGTTCTGTCGGCGCGTCTGTCGCAACTGGAAGCCAATGGCACTAACGTTACTCAACTTTTGACTGCTGCACTCGGTCTTACTGCTGAGTCTGGGGAGTTCACTGAAGTTGTAAAGAAGATCTTCTTGCAGGGCAAACCCTACACCGAAGAGAATGTCTTTCATATGAAGCGTGAACTGGGTGATATCTGTTGGTATCTGGCACAGGCATGTATGGCACTGGACACCACATTTGATGAGGTGATTGAGATGAATGTTGAGAAACTCAAAGCACGATATCCAGGTGGAGAGTTTGATGTTCACAAATCCGAAAACCGTAAAGAAGGAGATCTCTGATGGACGCAGCAGTAGAAGCATGGAACATAATGGGATGGTTTGAGGGTTTCCTCTTTACCGCCTGGCTTGTTGCCCTTTATGTGGGCAAACTTAAGATTGATCAACGGTTCGCTCGTCGCACCGTGTATCGTGTTAAACTGGAGGATGGAGAATGAGTTGCAACATTGATATTGATGTAAAACTGAATATCCACAATGCCATGTTAATCCGTGAAGCATTGTTCCAATACACTAAACAAGATAGTTACGAATTTCCATCACAAAGAACATCAACTATCCGTGACTTCATTCGACAACTGGATGAACAGATTGAAGCAAATCTCCCTGAAGATCACGATCACTGACCCTCCGGGGTCAACGGGGTTATAGCTCAGTTGGTAGAGCGCCTGCTTTGCAAGCAGGATGTCAACGGTTCGAGTCCGTTTAACTCCATAAATATTTAAAAAACCATGGCAACAGAGTCTGAAGTTTTACTTGCACTAAATGAAGCTCTTCAAGACTATGAAACTCAAGTCATAAAGGCGACAGCGAGAGTCACTGAGATTAGAGTCATTACTGGTGATAGAGACGGAGCAAGATCAGAAATACACGGAATCCTTGATAAGAACAGGATTAGATATGGTCCTGCTCCTGCCAGTAAGTCTTCTTTTACTGGAACTCAAGTTGAAACTCCTAGCGGTAATGTACAGTTAATTTATAAGAAGAAAGGTGGGTCTGCTGGTTCTGGTGCTGGCGCTGCCCTTACTAAACTTACAGAATGTTCTCAGTGTCTATATCCAGCGATTGCTTTTGGATTAGGAAGGCACATCACAAATGCAGATGTTACTGAGGAGAATGCTAAAAAATATTCTTCAATGTATGACACTGATGAAAAGTTAGAGTCAATGCTTAATAATTTACCAGATATTTGGATTACTTCATCTGTTCTTGGTGCTAATAAACTGTTGGATACTTTTGGTGGTAAAGGAAAGTTTGTATTTCACAGAGGATCTAGTACTGTAGATAGGATTGAAAATAATTTCAAAAGAATTAAAAAACTTGAGGGTGTTAGGATGGACCTTAACAAGTGGTCCCCTGCTGACATCTACATTGTCAGTAATAGATTTGATATCACTTGTTTGGATGAAGAGAAAACAATTCTTGGATTAAACCAGTGTATGCAAGAGAGAATTGAGAATAATACTTTAATTGGAGTGTCTTTGAAAAAAATTATGGGAACTGCAAAAATTGATTTGAAAAATGTTTTCAAAGACATGAAAGTAACAAGAAAGTATGAGGGATATACTTATAGTGACACTTCAATGGATGGATATATTAATATCAGTGGTGGAACTAAAATTCAGTTTCGTTCTTTTGGTGGACCAAATTCTTTAACGGGATGGCAAGGAGAAGTAAAAGGCGCTCAAGCAAACCAAGGAAAGATATCTCTTGGACCAGTCAATATGATTCTTAAGAATCATGGAATAACTCCAATCCCTACTGATGCAGCAAGGAAAGTAAAAAGTAAAGATTCAAATGTCTATGCAGATATTCTTGAGGGATATAAGAAATATTCTACAGCAGGTAAGGAAAGAATTATAGATACTGTGATGAAGGCACAAGAGTCTTGGTTGTATTCTAAGTTACAGGTAACTCAATTACTTGATCGTATTGAAGGTATTAGAGGTGACAAAAGAAATCAAGTAATTGAAGATCTTTATCTGTATGCCTCAAGTCAATCTAAATACTCTGCGGCATATTACAAGTTAGAGTAATCACTAAATATAATATAAGGTATAATAATATCGATGAAGAATTTCTTCCAATTTTTAAGTGAGGCACAATCGCAGGCAAGTATGCAGGCGAATAAGTTAAATCTCAAAAGTGATGGTCATGGTGGATGGTTGGATGCTCGTGGCAAATTTGTGGCGAAGACTGAAGAGGGAAAGTTAAAGTTTGTAAGTAAGAAAGAAGCAAAGGCAGAAGAAGATAAAGCAAAGAGAGGACCAGCAAAACCAGAAGCAGAACCGAAACCAAAAGCAACAGCGAAACCAGAGGAACAACCCAAGGCAAAAGCAAAGGATGAGGGTGGTGATTCTGAAGAGATGATGAGTGATGCCCTAACCATAGCGTTCGGTCGTTTTAATCCTCCAACTGTAGGACACGGAAAACTTTTGAGTGCAGCACAGAAAGCAGCACAAGGTGGAGACCTGAAGATCTATCCCTCTAGGACACAGGATCCTAAAAAGAATCCACTGGACCCTGATATGAAGATTTCTTTTATGAGAAAGATGTTCCCTGATTATGAGGAGAACATTGTTAATGATGATGAGATGAGATCTATTTTCAATGTCCTTACCACTGCTAGTGAAGAAGGATATGGTAATGTCAATATTATTGTTGGATCAGATCGCCAAGCAGAGTTTGAGAACTTAGCAACAAAATATAATGGTGAGTTATATGACTTCAATCAGATTCGTGTAATCTCTGCTGGTGTAAGAGATGCAGATGCTGAAGGTGTTGAGGGTATGTCAGCATCCAAGATGAGAAAGGCAGTTGTTGATGGTGACTTTGATTCTTTCCGTCGTGGCACTCCAAAAGAATTGGATGATGGTGATACTCAAACATTGTTCGATGCAGTCCGTCAAGGAATGGGTATCAAGAAAAAGAAAGAAGTTGCAGAGATGTGGGAGATTGCACCCAAGTGTGATCCAAAAGGTTTACGTAATCAGTATGTTGGTGGTCTGATTTATAAGATGGGAGACATTGTAGAGAGTCTTCACACTGGGTTGGTTGGTAAGATTATTCGTAGAGGAACTAATCATCTTATCTGTGTGACAGAAGAAGAATATATGTTCAAATCCTGGATCCGTGATGTCATGGAAGCAGTTCAAAATTATCCAGGTCCATCAGGTGTTCCTGCAAATCAAAGAGAGATTGGAACTGACTCTCACCGTAACTATGCGATGAGATTGACTGGAACAACTGGTATTAAGAATTTCATAAATAAGTATAAGATTAAAAAGTAGATAGTATTACCATGTCTAACGGAATTGGAAAGAATCCTTTGCTTGATATCTCAAAGGTATACCAGGAGCAGATTGCCACTGAGGGAACCATGGACATCAAGGGATTTGCTATCCCTAAGAAAGAGCAAGAGGCAGCTGCCAAAAGAGTAAAAGATAAGACTGCTGCTAAAATGAACATCAGAGGTAATGATTCTGCAGAGCAGAAGAAACGCCTTGAGAAAAAACGTGGTATGAAGTTAGATGATCATCCACAATTCAAAACTGAAGCGAAGTTAGATCCTGTTGGACAAGAAGACGGTGATGTTAACAACGACGGTAAGAAGGACAGCACTGATTCCTATCTGATGAAGCGCCGTAAGGCAATCGGTAAGGCGATGGGTAAGAGACTCAAAGAGTCAAGATCTATTTCTGAGGTTATGACTGACATCGAAGATGACAAACCCATCAAGGAAAAGAAAATCAATAACAAAATTAAAATCAATCCTAAACTAGGTGAAGCAGTAGAAGAGATTGGTGGTACTATTATTGAAGAGATCGAAGTTGATCAAATTGATGACATCATTGGAAGTGTATATGATGAACTTATTGAAGAGGGATTTTCTGAAGATGAAGTTGAGCATGGTATTGAAATTGCTCTCAACACTCTCGATGAGGCATCTGATTCCTACTATGATTCTGCAGTAGCATCATCAAAGGCAAAAGTAGCGGGAACTAAACCTAAGAAGTCTATGAAAGATAGACTGAAGTCTATTGCTAAGAAAGCGATCATGGGTGTTGGTCGTGCTGCTGGTAAAGCAATAAAAGCAAAAGCAGCAGTCCAAGCAACACCTGGTAGAGTACAATCAAAAGCAAGATCAATAGCAGATCGTGTTAAGGGTGCTGCTAAAGCAGGTTATGCTCAGGGTAGAGGTCCTGTCGAGAAGAAGACTTCTTACAGAAATCAAGGTGCCGGTCGTAAAGAGAAAATTGGTGAAGCAGTTTATGGCGGAACTCCTGCTAAGAAGGAAGCACCAAAAGATACCCGTATGATGGTTACCAATGCTGATAAGAAAGCAAACACTCCTGCATATCAAAATTACAAAAAAGGTATGAAGGGCAAGGACGGTAAACCTCTTTATAAGGCTGCCGATCACATGAAAGAGGATAATGTTGAGGAGAAACTCAATTTAAAAAAGACTCAATGGGGGACGTGATCAAAGACTTTTATAAGTCAGACGCCCCCCAATTTAAAGGTAGATCAAAAGAAAAACGCCGTGATATGGCAATCGCTGCTAAGTTGACTGCAGAGCGTGGTCCACAAAACGAAGCAGCTAGTGAAGTTGCAATGTCACCTGCAGAACTCGCTCTGCAGAAGAAAAAGACGATGATTGATAAGATGATTACCATGAAGCGTCAGCAAGCACTTGGTAAAACAAAAACTGAAGAAGTTGTAAGAGAGGGTGACGGTGATCCTTGCTGGGATACTCACAAGCAAGTGGGTATGAAGAAGAAGGGTAATCGTATGGTTCCTAACTGTGTTCCTAAGAACAAAGTAAAGGAAGAGACTGAAGATTCCTTAAGAGATCGTCGCATGGAGCGTGGTGGTGTTGATGGCAACAACCGTTACAAGAGTGCTCCTAAACCTACCAACACTGCTGGTAAAAAGAAACCCTATGATGGTATGTCTGCACTTGAGAAAGTAAAGGCAAGCATCCGTGCCAAGCATGGACAAGGTGCCATCATAGATACCAAGAAAAAATAATTTGATATATAGTATATAATTTTGCGGATTCATCATGTTAGGTTTTCTTCTTCCATTAGCATCAAAAGTTATTTCTGATGCTGTTGCCAAGATTCCCGAGAACGAGGATTTGGGCGAAAAACTAATCGACATTTGCCTGGTAATTCTGGGTAAAGCAGTTAAATTAACAAAAACAGATATGGATGATCAACTGTTAGAAGTTGTCACCAAGGCGATCAAAACCCGAGAGGGAGAGTAATCGTATTTTATAAATATTATTAGCAAAAAATTATTACGGACGGAAAGACATGGCACTCTGGGGAAATAATGATGCCGTAGGTTCAGGTGGTACAGTAAGTTTAAATTATGATACTGGTGCTGTAACTGGTACTGCAACTACATTCGGAGCAACCGGTGGACCACAGGTTGGTGATTTAATTAGATTTGGTGAGCGCGATGGCACCTACTTTGGTGATGCTGCCATTGTTTCTATTGCTTCGGCTACCTCTTGTACAATTGGTTCTACCATGGGACTTAGCGGTGCCGCTATTTCTGGTGTAGAGTTCTTAGTTACTGAAGCTCCACAATATACGGTCCTTGATAGATCGTTTAGTGACAGTTCACACATTAACCATGAAGGACCTGGTTATGTGACACAACACACAGGAACTGCAACCACCAATGCTGGTATTGGTTCAACTTGCATTCCTCTCTTTGTTGGTCACAGAGCACATCTGAAGAAGCATGTTAAAGTTGGAGATACCATTGTAAATGATAGCAATAACATTGCCATTGTTTCAATTGGAACTTGCCTTGCAAGAACCACCACCAACTCTGGTATTGGATCTAACAAGATTTCTGTTGGAACGGTTCCTGGATTGAAGGTAGGAGATAAGTTCCATCTTGCTGGAGTGGAACATAGTATTACCATTGTTGGTAGAAATCCTGCTGGTCCTAGTGTTGTCACACTTGGATCTACAATTGCAAGTGGTATTGCCACAAATACTTCAGTCTTGTTCTCTGGCACTGACCTGATTGGTTTAGAAGGTCCACTTACCGCTGGCATTGCAACTGGCGCTGATGTGGTATTCCAAAGACTGGTTGCTGGATACGATAAAGTTGTTTACGGTATCTCCACAGATACCTCTGGCTCATACCATGTATCTCACCAAGGATGGGTTGGTGTTACCACCTACCTTGACAACCAGGGTAACTTGAGAGTTAAGAGTGAGGTTCTTGTAGCAGGTTCTGGTATTAACACCGCACCTGATGGATTCGGTCAGTCGATCCAGTATCCAACACCACAAGGATGATTGAATGATTTTTAATGAATTGAACGAGGACAATTTCCTTCTATTTGCGATTAAAAATTATGAAAATCCCCAAGCAGTAACAAAAGAGGACTTTGATAAAGATCTAAACCACTTCAAGTATATCAAAAGATTGTTGAAGAGGTATAAGAATACCGGAGTCCTCAAAACACATTTACTACTTAACCATTTTATAATTTTGTATAATATTTTTGGTGAAGCAACAACACCTATGTTATTCTTTAAGATTGATAGTGATCTCTGGTCATGTATGAAAACCTTTATTATGTTCCTTAATAGATTTCCAGAGTATCCAAAGTCAACTATACACGATATTCCGGTTGATTTATATTGCCTCAAACAGTTAAATCAAATTTACGATGAAAGCAAAAACTCTTAATCGAATAATTGACTTCATCCGTGAAGAGATAGCAATGACCACGGGTTCAACTGCCGGTGCTCCTGGGTTTAGTAATGCTGCAGATCCAAAGGGACCTGTTGCTGGTTATGATAAACCAATGAAGAAGAGAAAGAGATATATTTACGTTAGAGGTGTCCGTAAGAATTGGAAAGGGTAATGGATGACGCTGGGGTTAATGCTGCTATACTAGAGAGATTAGAGAGAGTAGTAGAATCCCTACAGGATAATTCTGTAAAGATGGGACAACTTCTTGCTGTCCATAACGAAAAATTAGATAAACAAGATAGAATCGATGCTGTGCTCTTTGAGAAGGTAGAAAGTGTACATAGAGAGGTCAATCGTAGAGCAGATGAAAGAAAGAAAGGTTGTGAGAGAGATATACGTTTAATTGATGAAAGACTTCGATTGATTGAGAAAAAGATGTGGAGCATTGCTGGGGCTCTTACTATAATATCTTTCTTGGTTAGCGTACCAGGTCAAAAAGTTTTGTCGAACATGTTGACTCCACAACCTTCAGCAACTATAATAGATGGACAGAAATAATACCCTGTTGTAATGGATTTAGTTGACTCCAAATATATTGGACTAGTTTCGTCACGTCTTCAAAAATTTAAGAGAGTCAAAAGTAATCTATATAATTTCCGTTGTCCGATCTGTGGTGATTCGCAGAAACATAAAAATAAGGCACGGGGATACCTTTATGATGTAAAGAACAATACAAATTTCAAGTGCCACAACTGTGGTGCTTCGATGTCGCTTAACAATTTTCTTAAGCAAGTTGATCCTGTTCTACATAAATCATATACCTTGGAGAAATTCAAGGAAGGGCATACTGGTCGAAACTTTGTTGTTGATGAACCGGTCTTCAAATTTGAAACACCAAAGTTCAAAAAGAAACTTGAATTACTAAAGGCATCAGAGAATCCTAGATCTGCTGGTTATCTGATTGCAAGGCGACTCAATCCAGATGATTTCTATTATGCAAAGCACTTTAAAAGGTTTGCTAATAGAATGAAACCGACCTTTGATAGTGAAAATAATGATGAAGAAAGAATCATCATTCCTCTCTATTATAAGAAAAACCTTATCGGGTTTCAAGGCAGAGCACTAGGTCCGAGCAAGGTTAAATATATTACCGTGATGCTCGATGATGATGCACCAAAAATCTATGGATTGGATAACATCAGAACAGATGCTCCAGTCTTCGTTACAGAAGGACCATTCGACAGCACATTCATTCCAAATGCGATTGCTATGTGTGGAGCTGACGCTGATGTTAGTCGTTGGGGGATTGATAATCCTGTGTGGATCTATGATAACGAACCGCGCAATAGAGAGATTACAAATAGAATCTCCAAAACAATCGATGCAGGTCATTCCGTGGTCATTTGGCCATCGGACATAGAGGATAAAGACATCAATGATATGGTGATGTCTGGTAAAGATGTACAATCTGTGATAGAATCAAACATATATTCTGGTTTAGAAGCAAAACTTAAATTCACTACTTGGAAAAAAATATGAGTAACGGGACTAAGGTAAAAAAGAGAGACGGCAGAATTGAACCCCTTGACCTAGAGAAGATGCATCTAATGGTTGAAGAGGCATGTACGGGTCTTGCAGGCGTGTCTGCGAGTCAAGTTGAAATGACTTCTGGTATTCAGTTTTATGATGGTATTACCACTGGTGAAATCCAAGAAATTTTAATTAAGAGTGCTAGTGATCTGATTGACCTAGATCATCCTAACTATCAGTTCGTGGCAGCACGTCTCCTGCTCTTTTCTATTAGGAAAAGTCTCTATGGAAAGATGAGAGAGATGCCCTCTTTAGAGGATCATATCTATTCTTGTGTGAATTTAGAGGTATATGATGCTGAAATCTACGGCAAATACTCCTTAGAAGAGATTCAAAAGGCAGATACTTACATTGATCACGACAGAGATTTCCTGTTTACCTACGCTGGGTTAAGACAAGTTGCGGATAAATACCTAGTGCAGGATAGAAGTTCTGGCGGAGTCTATGAGACTCCCCAGTTCATGTATATGCTGATTGCTCTGACAATTTTTGCAGAGTATTCAAAAGAAATACGTATGTCATACGTAAAGAGGTACTATGACGCAATCTCCAAACACAGAATCAACATTCCCACACCTATCATGGCAGGAGTGCGAACTCCACTTCGACAATTTGCTAGCTGTGTGCTTGTTGATATTGATGACACCCTCGATAGTATCTTTAGCTCTGATATGGCAATTGGCAAATATGTTGCACAAAGAGCGGGAATCGGTATCAACGCAGGCAGAATCCGTGGCATCAACAGTAAAATCAGAGGCGGAGAAGTTCAACACACAGGTGTTGTACCATTCCTTA